GGAATGGCTACGGCTGATTCATAGGTAGCATAAGCGGACTCCCAGTCATTTCGGAGCTTCAGGAGCTTCTCGTCCGACATGGGAAGATCGAGAACGTCTATCTCCTCGCCTACCTTTCCCTCGATAGCAGAATCACCCCGCGTACGGATTTTATTGGTATCAGATTCAACAAGGTCGCCAACACCCAAAAGGTTCTGCGTGAAGGAATCGAAATCAGGCATTTGCCATTATTATAAAACATAATTAAACAATCGTATTTTCGTGTATTATTTCCAAACCGCGTTAAATACCTTTCCCTTCTTGATTCTCTTAAGGGAGAGTGAATCTTCTGTGAAATCTTTGTCGGTCTATTCTTGCAAAGTCCTGAGGGCGAAGACTCCCGTTTCACTCATTTCGGTAGATCGCTTGCCGTTATTCATTGGGCATTTGATTGTCTACCTTCCCAGTACGACTTTACGTTAGAAGGCTCGCTGGGGCGGGAGGAAGTCCCTTTCCGCTTCAAGAAATTAAAGCGACGAAAGATATGACCACGCCCTTATTTTACTCTCTTTTGGGACTGTCAATACTTCGTGTATTATACGCGGACGGGCAAGGACTCGGACCTTGGTTCTCGGTTTTGGAGACCGATGTTCTAGCCACTGAACTACCCATCCTTTTTTGTGCCTTTTGACAGCCGATAAGCGGATGCTGTTTATGATATTCCGAACTCAGAAGCATCCCGCAATATGTACAATGTCCGGTGCGGCGAAATATCTCCTCGACTGGCGTGAACTTATCCCAATAAGTAGGAGATTTAATATATGGTCTCGTTATCTCTCCCCTTGCCGCTTTCTCGTTCCTTGCCTTGTCGCGGTATTCTTTCTGCTTATTCTTATTGTAAATTCGCCATTCTTCTCTATTCATTTTTGGCTATCCCAGTTCAATAGAACCGCTTGTGCCACATCCGCGCTCGGTACACCGCTGGCTTTTACATTCCCGTCGGCATCGACCATTTGCGCCTTTGGAATACCCGACATGGAATTTCGAGCGCCGAATATCTTTGCTTGGGAGTGGTTGAATCGTTGCATACCGATGTCGCTATATAAAAGGGCATGACAATTCGACACCAAAATACCTTCGGCAAAATATTCGTTATCGGTAGTAACTGCGAGATTTATAACGTCCCTCCGCTCGATATTTTCGTGAAAACCAACGATTCGTACATCGAGGGGAACAGAACTTACCGCCTTGAGTCCATTGTGTAGTTTTTTTAGCACCACACTCGACACAGTTAAAATATTTGGGTTTAGACAACTTAAAAGCTTTGACGGCATTAGAGCGTAAATGCCTTTTACCTTTGGCGGTGTTAAGCCACGCGTGAGACTTACTTCGTATCCTCGCCAAATGTTCACTATTTCTTCTTTGGTAATCTGGCTTTGCGAGGTTTGTCTTAGCGTGATGCCTTTGATGAAAAGCTCTCGGTTCACACAATAAGTTTGCAATCTCGTTATTGAGTGAATCGCCGTCTTTATGATGAATGACAAACCCCTTAGGAATAGCACCATTGGCATCAATCCATATTTGCTGATGAAGTCTCGGTTGTCCTTTTGCGCGGAGAGTTCCGTTGGGAACGAAATATACTCTTGATTCCCTCCTATGAGAGTTTGGATACCTTCGGTACGTAATCCCCTTATATATGATTGTTTCGTTTTCTGCCATGTATATAGTTTAGCATGGCGTGTGATACAGTCAAGTCTTATTTGTCCATCGGAAGTTATAATTGGATGGTCTGGGGTAGCTGTGAAACTTGAACCATTAGAGAAATAAGCGGTCAAAACTCGCGTATCTCTCTTAGTAACTCCCGAATGGTAAACCTTTCTAAACCCATTGCGTGTTAAAACCATTGCACCTACACCGATGTCTTCAATGTTTCGCTCGCCAGTATCGGTCATCACTTTCGTCCCAGCGACAAAACAGAAGTGGTCGGGACCGTTCCGTTTCCAAACGTACTCAGACCCCAATAAACTCCTATCATCTTTTCCCGGCTTGGAGTCCACTTGTATCTCCTCTCGGTACAAGAACCCGAAATGGGAAGCGAACTCCGCCCAGTCCTCCTTGCTCCCGTTCAACCTATATCTCCCGATGTCCCTCATCTGTTCGACCATAATGGTCATTTGCCTATTTCGGTCCACCCGCACCATACCGAACTCGTCATCCACGCCCCACTCGACGTAATCGTTCGACTTTCGGTCCTTTCGGTAGAACACGAGGAACACCCGTCCGGGATATTTGGCTTGGAGCTTTCTGACACCTATCAGATCGCCGCCTTGGTCGAAGATGGCCACCGACTTCTCGAACGTATTGAGGAAACTAGCTATCTTGTCATACGGGTCTTTCGTCGCCGTAATTTCGGTCTCATGCCCATAAAGAAAAACCCCTTGCTTGTTTCTAAGAACGTAATGTATTCCATGCCCCGTATCGCAACCGATTATCACTCGGTCGTCCTTTGCGTAATAATCGTTCACCTCATCCACGCAGTTTCGGAGAACTACCGCAGGTTCTATGCGGTCTTCCGACCCGATGTACGGAAGCCCTAAGACGTAGTTGTAGAAGAATTGCTTGTCCTTTTGCGGGTCGTTGAACGCTTTGATGATGTCTTTCGCGCTCTTGTTGTAGAGCATGAGCTGGGAGATATGATAACCGCTAAAATCTCCACTGCTCGTTGGTCGCCATTGGCCGCCCACTCTTTCATCGTCCGTAACATCGCACCCACACTCCTTGCATTGATAACTTCCCCGTTCCACATTAACGGACGCTGGCCATTCAAGGATTTGTTCATGTCCATTTTTGCATTTTATAAACCATTCTTTTTTATCCGACTTTTGCCAATATAAATCTATTCCGTATCCTGCCAAACTTGGATGGCTGAAGTACCATCGCCACCCGCCGTCCTCTTGTGCTTGCAGACGATTTTCATATTGCGTAATGACATTCATATCCGACGCATCGACCTCGTCGTGGATGTTGAGACCCGACGGAACCATCATGGCTTGCTTCTGACTAAACGTACCCCGATAGAATATCATCGCCTCGCCGACCAACTTCTGCTCGACCGTATCATGGTCTTTGCACAAGTCCATAAGGACTTGATTCTGGGCTATGATGCGGTTTATCGCACCGCCTACCATGTCCTGAATATCGCTCTGAGTCGGAAGGGTATAGATGATTTGCCTTCTCGTCTCGCTCGCCACAAAAAAACTCTTGAGCGTATTCATAACCGTGGCTCCTATTTGCGGCGGTTTTAAGAGTACTTGTAAAGGACTGAGATCGTCGTAAATCGCTTTCAGGAACTTCCGCTTCTCGAACTCTATCGGCTGTCCCACCTCGTTCACTATGTGATTCTGCTCTACCCATAAATGGGGAATATGATCCCCTGCTTCAAGCCATTCCTCTTTGGTAAGAACTGGAACATCCATTATTTGTCGGTTTCCTTGAGATATTCGATTCCTTTTTTGATTCGTTCGGGCAAATCTCTTTTCTCTCCCCTCACTTCAACAATAGTCTTTACCGGCCCCATCGTCTGATCTAATCCATATTCAGGGCGACATTCCCTCACCCACCTCTCGAATTGTTCTGCCGCTAACTTATCAAAGTAAGCCCTCCTCTCTAACTTTGTGAGCGTTTCGATGTTCAAAGAACCTTTCGGTCTACCTTTTGGATTTGCTATCTGTCCTTTCTTGAACGGCATAATAAATAGATATGATTTATAATGTCTCCCAACTCGCTACTTCGCAAAAGCCCACACCATAACCCCGAACAGCCCGAGCGTGAAGAAGAAGCCGCCGATGCCAAATACACCGGTCATAATCGTTATGAACAACAGCCCCACCAAAATGCTCCCAGACGCGCCGAAGACATATCCGAACAGCTCCACCGACCCTACTACTAATCTGATAAAAGTTTTCATTATTTTAGTCCTGACCGCGTCGCGGAATACCCGGCGTTGGCGTAGGAGTTGGCGGCGTTGGCGGCGTAGACAGAACTCGCAATCATCATTATATGTCATCAGCCAGTTCAACTTTTAGATATTTATTCATGGGTTAGAAATTCAACCAATACGTCTTCCGGCTTTACCCCCCTCAACTCCACCATCTTCCCGAATCGCTGTCCCCATAACTTAAAATTACCATCGCGCTGTTTAATGATCGAAATTACTTCGGGATTCTTATTCGGGTCGAACTCCTGATCCCAAGTTCCCTCCTGTTCCTCTGCTTCTTTTATTTCTTCTGCGGGTGTTTTATCGTTCATTTAATTTTTCTTCTGCGTTTCTTTTTTTTGTTCTTTATACTTCTTATAAGCATCTCGCACCATTTCCACTGCTATCTCCTTTGAACCATCGGCCTGTCCTACGCCATTCCAAAACCCTCCCATTATTTCTTCTAAAACTTTCGCCTCGATCTGCCGGATGCGTTGGCACGTGACGCCGAATGCCATTCCTACTTCTTGAAGTGTATGAGTTATACCATCCTCAATTCCAAACCTCATTTTTATTATCTGGTCTTCTCTTTCGCTAATCATACATTTCGTTCGTTCAGGGCGTTTTTTACGACCTTTCGGCATTTTCCGCATATCTTTTGCCGCCCGGTGATGATTTGTTTTATCTGCTGGACGTAAATCTTGGGATATTTCACCATCCAACTGAACTTTAACTTTTTGCAATTCCCGCAACGCTTTATGAGTATCATGGTAATACGATGGTTATTCTTTTCGGCTTTTCTTTCCCCGCAAACAATGAATTATAATACATTTTCCGTTCGTATAAATTGATTCCCCTCACATTATATCCATCCCACAGTAAGGTATGGAATATCTCGCTTTCCGTCAGTTGCCAACCCTTCCAATCTACCGCTTTCAACCCTTGAATTATAGCACGTTTTACCTTTGGAATCAAACAGAGAAATCTGAACAA